CACAAAGCGATAGGGCGGGTCACCCTCCCAGCCGGTTACAGCCTCTGCCCCGGGGGGTTCGGGAGGCTCCGGTGCGGGCTTTGCCTCTTCGGCATCCTGCTTGTCCCCCGGGCCAAAGAGGACCCGCACCAGCTTTTCCAAAAGTTCCAGCAGCTTACCCATCGTAGTCCTCCCCGACGATTTCCTTGTACTTCTCCGGGGTAATCTCCCCTTCGGCCGCCCTCTTGGCCAGCTCCCGCTTGACTCCGGCGCGGCGGCTTGCGGGCATCTCTGCCCACGTTTTTGTACCGGCAATCAATCTGTTTGCCCAGATTTTGTCCATTTTGATGTCCTCCTTACTTGTTGACAGCGGCATCCAGCTCGCACAGCGAGTCCTCGATAGTCGCCAGCCGCTCTTCCGATGCCATGTCCTGCTCGCACAGGGCGTCCTCAATGGCGGCCACCTGCTCCGGGAGCTTCCGCAGCTTCTCTTTTTCGGCCTGCTTCTTATGCTGCTCCTTCAGGCTCTGCTTGTTGTAGTATACGCTCATCCGATGACCCCTCCGATCATGGTGATATTGCCACCGACGCCGGAAGCTCCTCGGGCAATCGTCACCTTGTAGTTGAATGCAAAGCCCCGGGCGGCGGTCTTGTTGGTAAAGGCGTGGTGTACAAAGGCCCGGCTCTCGCCGCGCTGGATGTCGGTGCAGTTCTCCCACACCGGGGCCTCGTCCAGTGCGTTGTTGGTCAGCTCCACGGTCAGGCTCATGTCTGCCGGGAAACTGCCCTCCAGTGTCAGCGCGGCCACCGTAATGGTGTCGTCCGCCGTCAGGGGCTGGGCCAGCGAGAGGACGGCACGGGTCACATTTTTGGTAAAGGTAGCCGTCCACTCTGTCGTGGTCTTTCCGTCGTCCACTTCCAGCGTCAGGGTATTTTCTCCGTTGAGGATCTGCTGGAACAGGGCTTTTTCGCTCAGGAACTGTACCGTGAGTTCGGTGCCGGTAGCCATGTTCTCGTGGACGGCCAACGCCACGCCGTTCACCTTTTCGGTGATGCGCATGGGGTCTCCGTCGCCGTCGGTCACGGTGTAGGACAGAGTAAACGGCTCGTTCTTCTCGCCCAGTGCCACGCCGCTTTCGCCCACATCGGAAGTGATTTCCGGCGGCTGGTTTTCCGTAGGGAAGCCGTCTTTGTCGATGTACAGCGTCTCCGGCAGGGTGAAGCAGGGCAGATAGCCGTAACTACTGCCGTAAGTTCCTTCGGCAGTAGTTACACTGGAATCGCTTGCGGAAGCTATGTAGACGCTGTTGGCATAGTAATAGGTTGTCGGAAAATGCGACTCATCAGTATACGTAATGCTCATATATGGACTTCTCGTCCAGATACCGCTTCCGTAGCGGGTTTGAATGCTGCTGATCCTGCTGATCGCGGCTGAGGAAAGCGCAGAGCCGTCGGAGAAGCCCGATGCCCCGACTTCCGCTGCCGAAATAGGGAAAAAGCTTGACTTGTATGTGTCGCTGCCAAGTGATGTTCCGCTACCACCGCCAGTACTGGAATGGTTATAATGGTAAGCATAATGACCGACATATTTTGTCGTGCCGATCAAGTTCCGTACTTCGTTGGAAAACTTATTCGCATAGGTGTTTTTGTACCAAGTGGCCTCGTCGTTAGTATCGACCCTGTAATTAACTTTCTTAGACGCAGTATGGATTCCACTCGTCGCCGGATTCTCCCGGCAAAACATCGTCCGCCCTTTGCCGTTCAGGCTGGACTCATAGTTGTGGGCCAGCACGTAAAACTTGACTTTTGTGCTGCCTTCCATCAGGTATACAAAGCCGTCACCAACGGCCAAGTCTTTAATCTGCATATTTCCTCACCTCCTCAAAACTCTACCCTCGACGCTGCCTTATTCCACACACCCGTCAGCTCTACGCCGTCAAGCGTGTCAAAGGCCGAAACAAAGCTGATACCGCTTACGTCTGTGCCATGCACCATCTCCAACAGCTTGATGCGCACGCCGGTAGCCGCAGCGTCCGCCGCCGCGCCGGAGATGGTGAGGGTGGGGTTCACCCTCACACCGCTCCCCGCCACCAGTCCTGTCACTACAGTGCCGCCCGCGTTGCCCAGCAGCGTTACCTGCACCCGGATGTCTCCGGAGGGCTTCGCCCTGGCGTAAAAGCGGACAAAGCCGTCCCGCGCCTCGCAGTAGGCCGGGCATCCCGCCTCCTGCGCCGCTGCGCCGTAGTTGTCCGGGTAGGAGCCGAGAGCCGCATAGCCGGTCTTTGCTTCCGGCACCGGTGCGTCCTGCATCAGGGGCCAAGCTCCCTCTGCCTTCTCCCAGCTCTCCGGCTTCAGAGTCACGAGGCGGCTTCCCCGGTATCCGGCCCCGTCGCCCGCAAGGCCCGGGTACAGCACTTCGCCTGCGCTGTTGTAGATCGGTTCACTCATTCTTTTACCTCCGCCTTTGCCGTGACGACCACATTTCCGGTCACGGCCTCGATGTTCACGCAGCCCTCTTCGGCATTCCACGCCGTTTTCGTAATGTCCTCGCTGTCCATCTTCACGTTCACCTCGGTCAGGGTGTACCCGCTCTCGGCGGTCAGGGCGGCTTTGTAGGCCCGGCCCTTCGCCACCACGACGGCGGTCTGGTCGGTGGTCACATGGCTCAGCCGGTTCACCACGCTGCACCACACCAGCGCCTGGCTCACCGTCACGCTGCATTCAGCCTTTGCGCCGCCTGCCGTGGCGCTGATGAGCGCGCCGCCCTCGGCCACGCCCCGCACGATGCCGCCGCTCACGGTGGCCACGTCCTCCCGGCTGCTCTGCCACACCACGGTGCGGTCGTCGGCATTCTCGGGCCGCACGGTAGCCGTCAGCCGGGCCGTGCCGTCCACGCTCAGCTCAAGGGTGCTGCGGTCGAGGGTCACGCTGCTCACCGGCACCCTCGCCGCCTTTACGGTCACGGTGCAGCTGGCCGTCTTGCCGCCCACGCTGGCCCGGATGATGGCCGCGCCGGCGGCGCGGGCCGTCACCACGCCGCTGTCCACCACGGCGGCCTCTTCGTTGGAGCTGGTCCATACGATGCTGCTCTGGGGGATGCTGGTGGGCAGCACCGTGGCCGTCAGGGTGGCAGTCCTGCCCTCCGTCAGCTCCAGCGTCCCGGCGCTCAGCATCAGGCTGGCGGCTTTCAGGCCGTCCTCGGCCACCGTTACGCTGCACGCTGCCTTCACGCCGCCCGCAATGGCCGCGATCTCCGTTGTTCCGGCGCAGATGGCCACCACCTCGCCCCCGGTCACGCTGGCGGTCTCCGGGTCGGCGCTGTACCACACCACAGCCTGATCAGCGTTCTCCGGGCTGACTGTGGCTGTCAGGGCCGCAGTCTCCCCCGGCTTCAGTGTCAGGGCGGTCTGGCTCAGGGTCACAGCCTCTACCGGCGCCTCTGCCTCCCGCACCCGCACGGCACAGCAGGCGTATTTCCCGCCGCTGGCGGCGAGGATGGCCGCAGCGCCCGACTTCTTGGCCGTCACGGTGCCGTCGCTCACCTCGGCCACGGTCTCGTCGCTGCTCAGCCACGCCACGTCGCCCTCCGGGTCGGCGGCTGCGTCCAGCACCGCCGTCTCACCCGCCGTCAGGGCCAGGGCGTCAGCGCTCAGGCTCACGCGCTTCACTACCGGCTTCACCAGCACGGCGCACTCTGCGCTGCACCCGTCTGCCCGGGCCGTGATCCGTGTCCCGCCGGGGGTCTTTGCCGTAATGACGCCGTCCTCCACAGCGGCCACAGCCTCGTCGCTGCTCTCCCACAGCACGGTCTGCTCCGTTGCATTCTCGGGGCTGATCCGGACTCCCAGCGCCGTCCGCTCTCCCGCATACAGGGTCAGGCTGTCCCGGGTCAGCCGCACGGCCTCCACCGGCACCTCGGCCCATACCCCGCTCAGCTGGTCCAGCAGGGTGTCGGCGGTCCTGGTCTGGTAGGCAGCTTCCCGCAGCAGACGCATCAGCAGGCGGCGCTCCTCCTTTTTCGGGGCAAGGTTCGCCGCCCGGTTCGCCGCCTGGGTGGCAGCGGTGCAGGCATCCAGTGTCTCATTTGCCGCGCCCAGTGCGCTGGCAGCACTCGCTGCCGCAGCTGTGATGTCTGCCTGCGTCCTTGCCGCCGCAAGGGCAGCAGCGTTTTCGGCGTCCTCGGCATCCATCCGCTCCTTCTGGGTGGCGGCTGCGCCTTTCTGGGCGGCATCTGCCGCAGCCTTTGCCGTCTTGGCCGCGTCCTTTGCGGCTGCACCCTCGTTCATGGCCGTGTTCACGGCCTGCTGCACCAGCGCCACAAACTGGGCGTATACGCTGGGGTCTACGTCCTCCACCGTACCCGACAGCCCAATGGTCTCGTAGCAGTCGTATTTCGCCGGGCAGCTCATGGCCGTGTAGCCGTCCACGCTCTGGGCCAGCAGCATCCACAGCCCCTGCCGGGCGGCAGTAAAGCGTCGGTCGATGGTCACTTCCCGGCTCTCGTCCAGCAGCACCGGCTGGGGCAGCGTGCCGCCCTCCTGCTCGATATGCAGGGTCACGGCCATCCCGCTCCACTCCTCCGGCAGCGCGAAGCTCAGGCTCTCCACGCCCGCCGTTCCTACGCCGCCCAGATGCAGCACGCCCGGCTCGGCCCGCCAGCCCATCCCGCCGAATCGGTCCTTGATGATCCTTACTTTCATCTTAAATCCTTCTGCCCTCTGTCGCAGGGCCCGCTCTTTCGCGCACTGTCGGGCCTCAGGTGTCCCGCTCAGACTTTCCCGGCCTGCCAATGGCTCCCCTTTTAAGGGGAGCTGGCGCGAAGCGCCTGAGAGGTCCTTCCGGGCAAGTGCTCCGACAAAGGGCGTCTGTTCCCAGCGCTCTACCAAAAGCCTACCACGTCCCCTGCTTCAAAACTACTGCGGACATATAAAAGAACGAGCACCCCGGCTCACAGCCAGAGTGCTCGTTCTTTTCTTAAAACTGATTCAGAATATCGTGGTGTCCGATGTCCAGCAGCAGTATGATGGTGTCTCCGTCGTATTGCCATATGACCCGAACATCCATATTGACACTGAACTCGAACAAATCTGTTGTTCCCTGTATCCGCTTTGTTCGCAGTGACGGGTATAGCGGATCCTGCATCAGCAGTTCCAGCTTCTTTTTCAGCTGTGTCCGTTCTGCTGCCGACAGCCGTTTCACGTTCTTGACGAACCGCTTGGTAAATGTGATCTTGTACGCCATCAGCTCACTCCATCCAACATCTCAAACAGCTCGTCAACGGTATCAAAGACCGGCTGTTCACCGGCTGCAATCTTCGCCTTTGTTTCATTGATCTCGCTTCGCAGCTCGTCCAGATACTTCTTGGGGTACACGGCCACCGGCATGATCTGGATAGTTCCGTCTTTTTCCACGATTTCCAGCTTGTCGCCCTCGTGCAGGCCCAGCCGTGCCACGATGTCCTTCGGGATAGTGATCTGCGACTTTGTTCTCAACTCTGTCAGCATATCTGTCAGCTCCTTTGCATCGTTGGATTTTCCAACTTTCTCACCATCAGTATACGCCAACTGCGCCGGAATATCAAGTCATTTTTATTTCACCCCCTCCCACCAGTTCTTCTCGTCCTTCGCCTTCTCGGCCTTCTTGTCCGCAGCGCTCACCCACTGCGCAAAGTTCTTTTCCTCGTACAGCGGGTTTCCGTCTGCGTCCTCGAGGGCCAGCAGCTTCTTTTCCAGCTTCTCCCGGTCGCCGTCGCTTCCGGCCAGATACTCTTCCTTCACGGCCTCGGTTATTTTGTCCTTGATGCTGCCCTTGTCCTTGCCTGCGGTCAGCAGTCGGCCGATCTCGGCCTGCACGTCCTCCACCCGGCCATTCTCCACTTCGTCCAGCAGGTCAGCATACACGCTGGCGTCCTTGTCCCGGCCCTTTTCGGCCAGCAGCAGCTCGTTGGCCTTCTCGTTCACAGCGCCGGTCACTACGTTGACCAGCTCCGTCCGCCGGGCAGAGTCTTTGCTCCTCACGTCCAGTCCCTCCAGCAGCTTCCTGAAGGCCGCTTTCCGCGCCGTCTCCGCCGCTTTCTCCTTCCCCGCGTTCTGGGCCTTGGCTGCTTCCAGAATATCCGCGTCGTACTTTTTCAGCCGGGTCTTGAGCTGGCTGTCCACCTTCAGCTCCTTCACCTTGCCTTCCTTCCGCATCTGCTCCAGCTTCTTCATCGCCGCCGCAGCTTCCTCCCGGTCCCCGCTCTGGATGGCGTTGTACAGCCGGTCGTACTGCCCGGTGGCCGAAGAGGGTGCAGAGCTAAAGCTAAACCCTTCGCCTCTGCCGATGGCCTGTGCATCCTCCCAGTAGCCTTCAAACGCCTGCATCACCTTTCGGATGTTGGCCGCCGGTACGCCGTACAGCTCAAGGCCGCACTGGATGTCCTTCAGCACCGCCTTGTTCAGCTTCTGGTGGTGCGCCGCCAGCTCTTCCTCGCTCATCTCGCCGGTGTCCGTCCGCAGCAGCTTGGCGGTCTTGGCAAAGGCGGCAAACAGATCGTTCACCGCACTGATATTGGTGGTGCTCACCACGTCGTAGTCCGCGCCGCTTGCGGCGTTCGAGATAACACTGTAGATCTCCGCTCCGTACAAAAAGTTTCCGGCTGCGCTTTCGGTGTACAGGTCGAAGAACCGCTTGCCCACGCTGGCCGCCGTGATGTCGCCGTTCTCGTCCCGCTCCTTGTCCCACCGGTGGAGCAAGAAGTCTGCGCCGATCTTCATCAGGGCAAACACCGCCGTCTGCACCACCTGGCTTGCCGCCGCCCGGCGCAGGCCCTGCCCGGCCCGCTGTACCTCGGCCTTGTTCTCGGCGCTCTGGTCGGCAGCGTACCGCGCCTTCTGAGCCTTGTAGTCGCCCACGGCGTCGGCCAGGATGCCGTAGTTCTGGAAGCGCTGGGTGGTAAACATGGTCAGCGTCTTTACAAACTCATTGTCACTGCGCTGGATGCCCGCCCGCTGCATGGTGGTGTAGTTGGGCTGGGTCTCCTCGATGACCCGCTGGTACATCTTGTTCACGGCTTCCCAGTAGGCTTCGCTGCCCTTCTCCGCGGCACCCTCGCCGAATTCCGCTGCGTGGTGCTCCACATACCGCTTCGCGCCCTCCCACAGCGCCGCCACCGTGATCTCGTCCATGCCGGTGATCCAGCCGGTCACGGCAGGCATGGCCTCCGAGGCCTTCGCCACAAGGTTTTTGTGCGCGCCGATGGAGCTCATCTCGCCCCGCTTCGTTCCCCGCAGCCGGTATTGTAGCAGGGCGTCTCCGTGCCGGCGGATCTCTGCTTCCACCGCGGCCCGCTGCTTGCCCGAGAAGTTCTTCACGAAGGGCAGCACCGCCGCCATGGTGTCCGCTCCCAGCACAGCGCCCGCCGTGGGCAGACTGGCCGCCTGCGCGATGGCCACGCCCGGGTTCACGGTCAGGATGGCCCCGGCGTAGTTGCCCCGCATCCGGTCGAGCGCCCGGCTCATAGTGCTGCTGCGGTGCCGCTGCCTGGTCTGCAGGTCGGTCAGCAGGTCATTGATGTAGCTTACCGTCTCCCTGCCCCACTTCTCGCCGATGATCTTGTCCTTCAGCACGCCGATGCCCTCCGCCGTCTCCACGGTGCTGTTCAGCACCCGCTGCACGTCCCGGATGGGGGCCGCAAGGCCCGCATAGGCCGCCGTGTCCCGCAGGCTCCGCTTCACCACGTTCTGACACTCTTCCAGCAAAATGGGCTTGTCGCTCTTCACGCGCTCCTTCAAAAAGCCCCTGCCCTCGATAGTGGCATCCATCTTCACGCCCTCGATCTCCGTCGCCAGCGTGCTCCGGTCTACCGCGATGGGGTAGTAGTTCTTCACGGTGGCCCGGTCATAGCCCAGCAGCTTCATGCTGGTCTCGTTGATGAGGTTCGTGGTGTACCGCCCGAAAAAGTCCTTCATGTCCTCGCACCACGCCCGATCGTAGTCCGTCATGGCGTCCTGTACCGTCTGCAAAATGGTGTCGGCCATGGGGACGCCGTCGGCGCCCACCAGCGTCCCCAGCATCACGGTCTGGCTGCGCTGGTAGGCTCTCTCGATGTTGCCCTTGGCGTACTGGGCGGCGTCCGGCAGGGTCAGGCCGCCGGTCATCAAGTGGTGGCGGCTGTCCTCGTTGCGCAGCAGCATATACAGACTGCACAGCTGTGCGTGGTTCAGCGGCACGGCATTGCCCTTGCTGTCCTTCAGGCCGATGTCCACCAGCTCCGCGCCGGGGCCTGCAAACGCTTCCACCTCTTTCAGGTGTTCCTTGCCGGTCACGTTGGCAAACAGGCTTTCGCCTTCTACCAGGATCTCCGTCTGCCGCCGCTGGCCGTCGTTCAGCATCTGCCCCAGCTTCTCCATCTGGCCGTTTTTGGTGTAGCCGCCCAGGCGCCGGAACATTCTTGTGCCGCCCAGCATGTCCAGCTGGTAGCGGTTCATCGCGCCCTTCGCTTTTTCAAATTTCTCTCCGAAGCCGTTGCCCTCCGAGTTCAGCACCTCGCGGGCGGCCTTCATGGCCATGCCGTCCACTTCTTCGGCCCTCGCAAGGCTCAGGGTCTTGTTCTCGGTCCGGATCATGTGCAGGGTGCTGGCCGTGATGGCCTTCAGCATCCGCAGCTGGTCTACCGTCATGGGCAGATAGGTGCGGTTCTCCGTCTCCCGGATACGCTGGCGCAGCCGGTCCCGCAGCTGTTCGGCCTTGTCGCCGTCCGGCAGGGCCTTGGCTTCTTCCAGCTGCTTGTTCAGCCGGTCCAGTTTTGCCTGCTTGCTGGCGTTCATGTCGTCCCGCAGCATCTGGATGAGGTTTTCCACGCCGCTGTTCTCCCAGTCGGCGTGGATGCCGGCGTCCATCTCTCCGCTGCGCCGGATGCTGTCCTGCAGGGCGGTCAGCTTGGTCAGGGCGTTGTTGTTCAGCACTGCCATGTCTGCCAGCTTCGCCACCTCGGCCGCCTGCACGATGAGGCTCTTCTGTACATATTTCCCGGGCTTCGGCCGCAGCACCATCTGGTTGAGCTGGGCGGCATTGTTCCGGATGCTCCGTTTCAGTTCGTCCGCCTTCCGTCCTTCCCGGGCCTTCTGCACCCGCTTTTCGGCCAGTGCCTTGGCCACGGCTACGTCCTCGTCCCGCTGCTGCCGGGCCGTTTCAATGGCGATCGCATTCCGCTGGGCCTGTTTTTCCTGCCACGCTTCGGCCTTGCGCTGGTTCTCGGCTTCCCATTCCATGATCTCGTTTTCCTGTACCAGCAGCTGATGCTCCGCCTGGTCGGCTCTCCGCTGCTCTCCGGCCACCTGCCGGGAAAGGTCGTTGATCTGGGAGCGCATCTGCTGCCGCTCCAGCTTTATCTCGTCCAGCATCTCCTGTCGGGCCTGCTTCATCCGGCTCTTTTCGGCCTTCCATTCCCGCTCGTAGGCTTCCCGCAGGGCGGTCATCTTCTCGTCGAGCCCCGCCGCCGTGCTCACCTGTGCGCCCAGCGTTTCCAGATTCTCGTTGAGCTGCCGTTCCGCCCGGCTCACGCTCTTGGCCTCGGCGCTCTGGCTGCGGCTGTTTTCCCGCATCCGGTCGGCAAAGGCTTTCCGCTGGGCCTGCTGCACGCTCTTCAGCCCCTTCGTCACCTCAGCCGCACGCTCTTCGCTTCCGGCGGCCATTGCGGCCACCTCCCGGTTATGCTTTAAGATGCCCTCAAACACCGCCTCGGCATCGGTCATCTCCGGGTGGCTCATGATGTCGCCGATCATCCGGCCCGCCAGTTCCACCTTGGCGTCCTCGTATTCGGCAGCGTCCGCGAACCGGCTCATCATCTTGGGCTTGATGGTGTCGTGTACGTTCATCAGCACGTCGAGCCATTCCGTGCTCTCCATGCCGGCTGCGCCCGCCACGCCCGCTTCCTGTGCCGCTGAGCGGAAGAGTGCCGCAGCGCTCTCCTTCACGCCGCCCACGGCCCGGGTGTCGTTCACGATGGCCTCGTACTGTTCCGCCGGGTTGCCGTCCCGGTATCCCTCCGCCTGCCGCAGCTTCACGCCGTGGCGCCGGGCCTCGGCCACCGCCTCTGTCCAGCTTCCGTACCGCTTTACAAGCTCTGCCTTGGCCTTGCCGTTCTTGTCCACCGTGTAGGTCAGGTCGTGCAGGTCGGGGTATTCGTCCCACAGCTCCGTGTTCCGGTAGGTGGCCTCGTCCAGCACTTCGCCTGCCAGCGTCTCGGCCAGTCCCTGCGCCTTGGCCATGTCCGCGCCCTCCGAGCGCAGATACTCCACCAGCGCCCGGGTCTCGTTTGCCAGCTTCGTCCGGTCGGCCCGGCTGCCGTTGGTCTTGGTCCACCGGATGGCGAGGCTCTCGAGGGCAGCGTCCGAGAGCCGGGTGTTCTTCGTCAGGCCGAAGAACTGGTTCAGGGTGTCAAAGGCCGCAGCCTTCTCCGCCAGTACCCGGCTGGCCTGCCGCTGCTGGTTCTGCTTGGCGTCCCGGTCGGCCTGTTCGGCCTTCTGGAAACGTACATTCGGCAGCTTGTTCAAAATCTCGTTGCGCTTGGCATCGTCTCCGGCTTTGTACTGATATACCGGCACACCCTGCTCCTTCAGACTGTTCACCAGCGTCTCGCTGGCGTTGTCCGGCAGGACAGCTGCCTTTACCTCATCAAAGCCCACCGCACGTTGAGGTTTCGCCTCAAAATACCCGGTAGGGATAGCGGCCACATCTTTGTACAGCTGCCGTATCATCTGGGCTGTGTCCTTACCAATGATGTAGCCTTCTTTTGCAAATGCCTTGCCGATCGCTGCGGCTGTCTGGCTGCCCTGCGCGGCCCGCAGCAAAATATCGCCAAGGATCTCCCGCTCTTCAAAGCTGTTGTCCGTGTGGGCTTCGGTCTCGCTGCGCAGCTTGTCAATCACAACCTCGATCTGGTGGTCTGCCTTTTTCAGCAGCGCCTTATACTCTTCCTCCGGCATCTGCTGCAGGCGGCCTTTGTCCGCCCGCACTTCGTCGAGGTTTTTGTATTCGGCAGTCGTGGTGGACATCAGGGTCGAGGTCGATAACCCCCACACATCCTGTCCCCGCGCGTTCTGGTCGTTCATGGCCGCCACAAGGTTTTCCAGTGTATAGGGATTATGCAGTTCCGTAAAACTTCGTCTCTTTCCGCCGGGTGTGAAACGGTCTTTGCTGTTTCGGATGCCTTTCTGTTCCAGCACACTTCCAAGCTGTTCCTTTACCCAGTTTTTCACCGCTGCTTCGGGAGCCGCCTGCCGGATGGCTTCTCTAGTAGCTTCCACATCCAGCTCTACTTTTCCATTGCTGGTATCAGTCATCATCTTATACGCGTGTTCGAGCAGGCCATACAGCCGTCCACGGTTCTCATTGCGCAGTTTATTGATGCGCATCTGCCATCGCCGATTCTGACCTTCCAGCGAGCCGTGTGTATACTTTTCTTCCAGCGCATCCGCTGCTTTGTCGGCCAGCTTGTCCATCAGGTCAAAGTCTCCTCCCTCGAAGACTTTCTTGAGTTCGTCCGCCCCGGCATATTCGATGATTTTTTCCAGTGAATCATTTCCGAGGCTATCGAACTGTTCCTTCTCCGTCCTGTATACGGGTTCTACCTTCTCGCCCTGAGCTTTCAAATATGCCAGCTGCACCGCAGTATCCCGCTGGAGCTTCTGCGCTAACTCCTCACGATTTTCGCTGCTCACCTCATCTACACCAATACGCTGCAGCGACGAGCTGTTTGCAAACTTTCCCTCAAAATCGCTCTGGCTGGCTTCATATACAGTATCTTCAAAATCAGCTGCCGCTTTGCTGTTTACCTCGTACTCCACGTTCGGCCTGGTCGGCGTCCAGGCATCCGAGCCATACACCCGGTTTGCACGGTTGGCCTGCGGGTCAATGGCATCCGGGCCAAACACCAGCGAGATGGGACCATACTTACTGTGGCCGTCCTGTGCCTTCACCACCGCGATAGAAGGCGACGGCATACCTCCCAGTTCCAGTGCCTCCTTCAGATTCTCTTCTGTTAGATTATGTACAGCCACCAGTTCCTTGGTTTTGCCTACTTCCACCGGAGCGCTTAGCTGGAACCTCACCGTTTTCTTCACAGCCTCGTCGGTTCTCTTGCTTTCGTCGGAGGTTCGTGCTATACTTTGCTTAGAAGCCTCCGGCAATCTGCTGGCATCATGACTTTGTGTTTTGGTGACGGTTCCACCGGAGGCTTCTACCGAGACCTCCGGCCCGCTGCTCCTCGAATCTTCGGATTCTATGTGGGCTTTGCCGGAGGTCTCTATTTTTATGGACTTAATGTCCACAATATCATAGAATATCTCCCGCTGGTCCGTTTTGATGGCCGTCAGCACATCCGCCTCATAGGCGTTCTGCCCGACTTGGATCTTGATTTTTCCCCGGTTGAATGCTTCCGCATTCTTGTGGTTCGCAGGCTCACGGTATACTTCGTCTGCCGTCCGGATGATCTCGTCCAGATTGGCTGCTATCCGCATTTTATCTGCATAGGCATTTGCGCTCTCCCACTGCAATGCTTTCGTATACTTTGACCAGACAAATTCTTTGCGGCTTTCTTTCGTATTTTCAATCGTCCAGCCGTTCCGCTTAAAGCCGTTCGGAAAACGCTCCTTGATAGCCTGCTTGACCGTAGACTTCCACTCTTCCTGCGGGACATCCTTCAGAATATCTTCGTCGATTTTGATATAAGTCTCTCCGGCCTTATCCTTCAAAATCGAAAGCCGAACCCCCTGCTTTTCCGCCGCGCTCTCGGTCTTGAGAGTTGCGGCGTTTTCTTTTGCCGCCCGCAGGTTGTCCATGGCCTTTTCTGCATGGGCGAAATACTCGTCCTGCAAAGCGCGCTTTTCGGCCTCGGCCAGCCGCTTCGCTTTCAGGGCGGCGCGGTTGTCCGGGTCGATGGTCAGCACTTCCTTCGCCCGGCTGATGAGCCCATCCAGCATCTGCCGCACCTGCTCCATCACCTTGTGGATGGTGCCGCTCTTGCCTGCATTCTTCTCTGCCTGCCCGCGCTGGAACGTCACCCAGCGCTTGAAGCTCTCCTCGCTGTCAAAGATGCCCCGCCATGCGTCGGCCACCAGCTCCTCCGCTGCCTGCTCATAGGTCAGGCTCTGGGCGCTGTAATCCTGCAGTTTCGCCCGGATCATC